CCTATATGAATAGTCACTTTGAACTGAAAGAATAACATTATCCGTTGTGGGGGTGACGCTGAAAAGGGGCGTGTAACTGATATTGTCTGTTGACCCCTCAACAGCTATAGTGCCGCTAACTGATGACAGATTGTGACGCGCAACGCCAAGACAATTGATGTTTTTGGCCGTTGTGTTATCGAGTATAAATTCATGCTCTGCACCCGTTGCAAACGCCTCTGTTGTGCTTGTGCGCCCATCTTTCAAGCCATCAATTGACGCGCTAACAGTGCCAATACTTGAGGCCGTGGCTGTTCTCAAAATGTTTTCAACAAGTAAAACAGGCATTATATCATCACCTTAACATTTGACTCGCGCTCTTCATTGATCATATCAATCAACCCCCTAACCGCTGATTTTGGCAAAAGCTCAGCATCGCCGATACCCTCAACATTAAAAATGATGGTCTTTGTTTGTGGCGTTGTTTGCTCATTATCGACCGCATCAACCTCAATCTCTGGCACAGGTGAATCAATAGCGCTGCCAGATGGCACGCCACCGCCACCACCGCCGCCGTGTGTTAGGCCGCCAATAGCCGCAACTTCTGCCGCTGTTGATGCATAAGATATGGCCTTAAAAACCTTTCCAAGCATAGGGCCGCCAAGCGCTGTGCCCCAAGCTTCAGCAGATAGCGCCGCTTTTTTGGCGTTTAATGCGGCCTCAAACATTGCGTTGATTTTCTGCAATGCATAAAAAGCTTTGCCATACCTGCCAGCTGCCGCAAGCTGCCTGTTGAAGCTTGATCTCTCTTCAAGATACTCTTTCTTGTTTTTATCCTTTAAATCTTTTAGCTCTGCTTTTGCATAAGCTGATCTTATCTTTTGTTTTGCTTTCCAATATTCATCTTCTGACAATAACCCTTCAGCATGCATTGACTCAATCTCTGCAAGCTCTTCAATCAAGTGATCTTTTGTTGTTGCTAAAAGCTCTTCAAGCGCTGTTTTGACATATTCAACTTGCTCCTCAACTTTGCCGCCTGTAATTTTTATCAATAGGCCACCGTCATCATCTCCCAAATCTGGATTTAAAAGTTCATCTTGCAGCGTTTGCAAGCGTGCCAATTCAGCAGATAAAGATTCAAATTGCCCCTCTTGAACATTTAAAACAAGGCCTTTTTCAATGCGTAGCATCTGATCTGCTATTCTTGTTATTTTCTTTTCCAATCCTTCAACAGTTGTTTCATCACCAACAAAATCAGTGAAAGCATCACCGGCATCATTTAACGCTTTGATCATGCCAAATGTTATATCTCTTGTGATGGCATTTATTCTGGTTTGCAATCTTGATAACTCATCATTGAAGAGGGCCGCATCTTTTGCGGTTTCTCCTGATATCGTGGCCCCCATCTTTCGGGCCTCTTCACGCATTGCATTGATACCGCTTGCGCCATCGCCCATAGTTTGAAGCAGTGCAACGCCTTCAGAATCAAATAGTTTCATTGCTAGGCGCACCTTGTCAGATTCACCTGTGACCTGTGACAGCGCTTGTGCAATCGCTGTGAATTGATCTTCAGGCGCTAACTGATTAAGCTTGGCCGCATCAATGTTTAGCTCAGCAAGAGCGCCCTGAGCTTCACCAGTGCCCTTTGCTGCTTCTGCAATGCGCCTTGTCATGCGCTGCAAGCCCATTGTCATTGTATTAAACTGCAAGCCTGAAAGCTCTGCAACGTAAGCAAGCTCACTCAACGCCTCAGACGTTGATCCCAAGCGCTGTGCAAGTTTGCCCATCTGATCTGCTGTGTTGATGGCCTCTGTTGCAGCCTGCTTAAATGATCCAGTTATAAAAGAGGCAACAACAAGCTGAATAGATCGACTCACAGCCTTTGCTGTTTTTTCCATTGCGGTTCGTGCTTTGTTAGCTTTTTTTACTTCCTGCACAACTTTTGCAGAATTTGCAACAAGATCAATTGATAAACTAGCCAGCGTTGCCAATTTTAAAAGCCTCCTTTATATCTCTAACAAGCGCGCTTTCTTTTCTATCCTCATTGAATTTCGGTATAAAATCTTCTAGCTTAACTTTTTTTGCGCCGCTTGAGCTTGCAATTACACTGCACAAAATCGCGTGCCTGTAATCTGCTCTTGTTTCGCTAAGCGGTTGCAAGCGCTCAAACGCCATTGCTTCTGCAATATCTCTGCTGCTCATCAGCTTTTTAAGCAGTGGAACCGGCCAACCAATTTCTAAAGCATATCTATGCAAAAAGGCAATTGTTGGCCGGTTTTTTAGTTTCCCGCAAGTTCCTCAACCTCTTCATCACTGATCTGATTTAGCGCTTGGCATGCGTCATAAATTCTGTCAACAGCCTTTGAATTTTTTGAGCCTAGCACCTTAACATGATCCGCATTTTTAAACATAAGTCTGCCATCTGGCCCAAGTGTGCAAGCAGCAACAAGTTTGGCGCGAATGTTTGACAAATCACGCCCAACAACGCTGCCTTTGCTGTCTTTTGATAATAGTGAAAGCTCATAAGCATCACGCGCCTCTGCTGTCATTGTTTGAATGATGACATAGCCTCCCCATTCTGGCACATCAACACGCTTTGTTTTAAAATCCTCAACATTTAAAATGTCATTAATGTTCAATTGCTTCTCTGTTGCAACCATGATTTCACCCTTGCTTTTTAATCAATTATGCCCAAGTAGCCGCGCCACTCACTCTAAGATTAACTTCTAAGCTGATCTTGTCATCAACCGCAATGCTAATTGCAAACGTCTGCACATATGCGGCAAAGCTTATTGTTGTTGGCCCTGAATCAGTTAAATCAAGCTGAAAATTCCGTAAAGTTTGCGCACTCCAATCTGTTCTTAAACCTGTTTGCATTGTGTCTGCTGTATCTAAGTTTAAGCTCAAACTGATTGACCCCTCATCTTTTAAGCCAAGCAAAAACTCTTTTGCTGAGCTTGATAAATTTGTTACATCAATCTCAGTTGATGACCCTGAACCCAAACCACCAATACCGATGACCTCACCGATTGCCGTGAATGTTTCAGGCCCACCACCGTCACCCCTTTTTAAAACTGCGCCTTGTGATGTTAATGCTGCCATCTTCTATCCTCCATTATTGCCAAATTGAATAATCCAAAAACACGCTATGAACCCTTGCGTCATCATAATACTGCTCATCGTTTAAATCTGTTAAAACAGCTTCAAAAGGCCCGTCAATCATCGCCGCCCTCAATTGGCTTGATACCTGCTCAAGCTCTTCAAAGTTTGTGCCGTATAGCTCAAACTCATAAACCCTGTGAATCAGGTGCGACCTACCTGCAAGCGTGTTTTCAGGCTCTTCTGCTGCTCGATACAAAATGCAAGGATAAACAGGATTATCTGGCAATTTGTTTCTGTAAATTCTCTGACCAACAAGCGCAGATAACCCCGCATAATCTATCAAAGAGTTTCTAACATTTGATGTGCCATAGCGGTTTATAGTGTAGCCACGTGTGACAATCTCAGCAATTGATGCTAAAAAATTGCCGTTACCATATCCCCGTGTTACAACTTCGCGTATTGCCATCAGCTTGACCTTGCGTTTCCTGTTGGATTAACTGGATCATTAAGCGTGTAATTTGCTGCAACTGTTACCCCGTCAAGCTTGTTAACTTTAAGCGTTGACCCCGTTATTGAAAAATCACCTAAAATTTGCTGAATCATCAACAAAGCTTGCGCAACCGTTGGCGCAGCTCCCGCCGCTGCATAGCTTTCAGTTAATTGTGTGTAAAGTATATCATTTGCAGTTGCCGCATTGATCGCTGTGATTTGTGCCGGTATTGTCGTTGATGTGTCAACAAGTATAGCATCAACATTTGTGTCAACTGTTGCCAAGTCTGATGCTTGCGCAATGGATGACAAAGCACCCGCATCTGGTAACAAATCAGTAACAGCTTTAATACCATCCACAACCGTGTCAACCGTTGTCAACGCTGAGGCCTGAGCAATTGAGGTCATTGAACCGCTGTCAGGTATGGCATCTGTTACCGCTTTTATCCCATCAACTAACAGATCAACGCGCCCACCGTCAGCAAGATCAGTTTGAATTTCATTTGTATCAGCAACAATTGCCGCCAACTGTGTTGAGTTTGCATCAATGTCAGCTGTCACAGATGATGCGATTTGGCTTATTGGGTGCACGTGCATAGACAAAATTAAAAACGTGTCTGTGTCAGCAGGTGCCTCTGTCAAATCCTCATCAAGAACAATAGTTTTAGTTGTTCCATTATATGATTGTATCGGTTTTGCTTGCCCTTTCAAATTGCCGCTTGTAAAAATTAGTGTAAGGTCTGAATAGTGGCTAGTTGTAGTCTCTGTTAAATCTGTTATAAATGTATTAACAGTTGCACTAACATCATTTACAGAGCCATCAGCGGCAACAACACCCTCACCAAGATTTTTAACCAGTTTCCCAAACGTGCCTGCACTTGTGTGTCCGCTAAATGCCTCATCCCATACGCCATCACTTATTGCGCCCACTGTTGGCACTGCGTTAGCTAGTTGAGTATCTAAATCTAGCCCACCTGCATCGGATATGGGGAGACCTCCTGCTGCATCTGCTGCCGCATTTGGTAATGCTGTAAGGCCCAATCTAACCGAGTCGTTAGGGTCATATTCCACTATTTGCAGCTCTGTACCTATGACAATCATACCCGTAACAGTCCCGCCAATCATTACAGAGTCGGTAGCTGTAAACGCAGCATCAGGAACGTCTAAGCGATAGTAACCATCATTTATATGTTTCATACCTCCATCACTATGGGCATCTGTAAGTGCTGTTAGGTCTGATTCTGTTATATCAACAGGTAAAGCCCCCTCTTTTTGATACCAGAGGTCTAAACCCCCTGAAGCAGAGGTTACACCTGTTTCTGGGGTTCCGTCCGATGAATCAATGATCCTGATCCTAACACTAACATCAGTAGAACCCTCTTTTATCTGTTTGCTCATAGAATCCTACCCCCAGAATAATGCTCCATTAATAACATCATGATCAACGCACCTACGCCGCTTGCGTCTGTCTTACCTGCAAAGCTACCATAGGGGCCGCGTGCTGTTGCGCTTAATCCTAAACGTGTAACCATGATCACCCCCTTTAAACTATGACAAACGGGTCAGTATTAGCTGGTGCCGTTGTCAATGCTGTAAATGTTAGCACACCATTGGTATTGGCATAGTCTGTTATATCTGTGGCCTCACCTTGGCAGTTACCACCCGTCCATACTATAACCCTACCTATCAACTGATCATCATTATAACCTGATAAATCTGTGCTTGCCTGTGTTGTTGATAGCGTGCCTGTTTGAGCAGTGCCATAGATAATGCCAAGCGCTGACTTACTTAGATTTACCGCTGCTGTGTTGTCATTATTTATAGCTGACATATTTGAATCCATTCTGCCGCCGACTAAGGCAGAAGGCACCCTTGATTGTAGGTCAACGGTATCACCTAAAATATCTGACACCTCTGATGCTTTTATTGAATTATTGTTAACAGTGGGCGAGCCAGTTAGATTATTAGTAACCCCTTTATTAACACCTCTTATCTCTACAGCGGCATCCGCCCCGTTCAGCTCAATAGTGCCCATATCGGGGCCGCCTATTGTTAGGGTATCGCCTGATTGTAACCCTGATTGAGTTAGTCCACCACTGAATCGCCTATATTCTGCGGTAATTGCCTGACCTGCCGTTTTGGTGAAAGTAGGCGAGCCTGATCCCGCCACCGTAGAATATCCATCTATAACAGTTAAATCACCAGCTGAACCGACTGTAACAGTAGCGCCAAATCCGCATTGCTGCATTATAGAGGGCGGTACTGTAGTTGTGGCAAAAATACAATCTTCAAAAAATGCTTGGTTAGCTGACGTGGTGCCAACGCCTGAAACGCTTGAAAATCTACTAAAAATAGAGCCGCCTATATTTTGGCTATTGAGCGCCAACACTGCGCCGTTACCATTAATAACATACCCCTCATAAGCTGCGCCTAGCGTTAATGTAGAGCCTGGCACAACCTCTATTTTTTTAAGATTAGTTGATGCCAATAATGACAAAAGAGCCGCGCTTGTCGAAACTGGATTTCTTGCCGTTCCGTCAATGTTAACTTCTGTTCCTGTATTGCTTGCATTTGAGTCAAACCACACCGCGCCGTTATCGTAACCCTCGGAACCCTGAGAGAATGCAGCAAAAATCTGATCAATAGCGAGTGTTGCGGATGATAGACCGCTTGCAGCGTAGAATCTAACTCTAACCTTACCCTCGTTTGCACCGCTGCCGACCATATCAACAAATAGGTCATAGCTGAAAACTTGATTAGCACTGCTTGAAGTGCCCTGCATTGTGCCAATTTGTTTCCAGCTCGAAGATACCCAATCGTAACCCTGTATATCAAGGCTATCATTCCCGCCCTGAAGATATCCCGTAACCTGTACACTTGTAGGAGTACCGCCGCCAATCATAAATTCATAATATAGATCAATGCTGTTAGTTACATCCGTATGCGTATGTCTAACACCGTCTAGCGCTTCGGTATCAGTGTAAAGGTTGGCGGATTGCGTTCCTGTAGTTAGTGTGTAGCTGCTTGCAGGTTTATGCACTGCACTACCAACATTTGCAATACTTGATAGCTGTGATTGTTTTGCTGGCGCTTCATCATTGGTATAACCTGTACCGTCATAAGTGGCCTCTAAATTGTCTGCTGCCGCTGTATCTCCACTGATAGCGATAGCGTTCGCGTCCACTTGATTCGAGACTGTAAATGTCAAACTGTCGGTTTTTGTTTTAACGCCATCAACATTAGTATCTATAGTTGCTATATCTGCGCTCACGCTTGCACCCGCCGGCGCTCCGAGTCGCGCAAAGCTATCGCCGGTTTGCGCAGTATGACCTGCAAGTGTATTTACTTGAGTTAAATCCCCGTCACTCTCAACTGTTAGCGTATTACCCGCTGTTATTTTAGGTCTGTATAGCTCAATAGTTCTAGTAACCGGAGCCATTCCGGTCGCCGTTATGTGAAAAACCATTTCCTCAGAATCATTTCCCGCGCCTATTGTCATATCTTCATCGAGTAGCAACTCATAAACGCCCGGCATATTTGTAGAGTCTGTTTCGTTAATCGTCGGCGTTGTCATTGCTGCCGCCGCTGCGCCGTTTCTTGAGCGATACACGGTAAAACTACTTAATCCCGTTTCTCTTGTTGCGTAATCTGTAGCGTCTACTGCTACAAAATAAATATATTGATCGGTAACGCCGCTTGGTATTCTCATTGCTCAAGTTCCCCACCCAATCGAGACGCTTTAATCGTCGCGTGTTGATAGTCTATTCCGTGTAAAGTCGGCGGTATTTCTGTAACGCCGCCCGTAGTGCTAACAGTGCCATACATGCTATAAATATAGCTATTAGTGCCTTCCGTGCTGTATGTTGCGTCTAAATTGTCTGTATCTGCTGATCGCGCCATTTTATTATTTGCGTCTACGCTTGTTGTATCATAATACAGATAAATATTACCCGCGCTTTTATCAGTTAAACCCATAGCGACGGCGTAATTGTTGCCGCTTGTTAATGATAGGTTTACTGCGCTTGTTGTGCGCCATGCCTTAGATGATCCCGCCGTTACACTGATACTACCGGTGCCTAAAAGCGTAGCGCCATCCGGTGTATTACCTGTACCCATATCATAAGCGCCTACCTCATAATCTCCCACGCCTGCGCCGTTGCTACCAGTGCCAACTGTAAAATCATCAATTTGCTCGTTCGCACTCGCTGCATGATGATTAACTGATTCGCTTATGCAATTATTTTTAACAGTAGAGTTAACTGATAACTGAGTACCCGCAAGCGTAGTGTAGCCAAAATCAGGGTCAACAAAAACAGGGTAAGCTGCGCTATCTAAAAACGATTGTGGAACAGTCACAGTCATAATGCCTGACTGCTCATTGTAATCAAGGTCACACCAAACCATATCTCCGCTATTATCTTCTGCATACGGTCTATAAACGTGGCCTACTTTGCCCGTTTTGAACTGATGGCCGGTTGTGTTGTTGGGCCTTATCTGCGAATAAATAGCATAACTGCCTAAAATGTTATCCGGCTGGTAAATGTTTTCGATGCCGCCTAAGCTGTCCAATTCTTCTGTGGTGTACTCTGAGAGGGGCTTTTGATAATAAAGAGCAACCTCTTTTTTATTTAACGTAAAATCAAAAGTGTTTTTTGCTGGTTTTGCATCAAGCCTGATGCCTATCTCAAAGCCCTCATCAGACTCAAAAAGCTCAACAGTTTC